GGTGTATTCGAACGGCGTCCGATCGCTAGCGCCAGGAATTTCAAGGTTGACAGCACTTGACACGTCCGGTCGGTTGTCAAGTATAATACGGGAAAGCCAGTCGCCCCAATGAGTCTGCCGCTCCTCAACTTGCTAGACGCGCCTAACCCGTTGCTTGCCAGCGTAGAAATGCCGCCCGTTGATCCCAGTGTCATTGACCCTGCGGTGATCAAGCGAAAAATCCCCGCAAAGCGTCAGATTGAAGACATGCGCCGGCTTCAAAGCGCAGCTGCAGCAGTTGCCAACCTAGAGCGCGACGGATGCGAACTGTATGGACTGACCCGCGGTCAGTTCAGTTTAACAGACATGATTGAAGCAATCCTTGAAAAAACCGGCCCTGCTGCAATGAGCATCAGCACCTGGACAGCCGCACAAACAGACGTAAGCCGAATGCTTGAACTACTAAACAGCGGCAAAATTACCAGCTGCCGCTGGCTTGTAGATTTGACGTTTATCCGTCGCTGTCCTGCGTTAGTCGCTGAAATCCGCAAGCAGTTTGGCCAAGAAGCAATTCGCGTGACCAGAACACATGCCAAGTTCGTAACAATCACCAACACTAATTGGCAGGTTGCATTGCGAAGTTCAATGAATCTCAACCAAAATCCCCGCTTGGAGTCTTTTGAAGTTGGCCACGATCCTGAACTATGCAGTTTCTTAGTTGGAATCATAGATCAAGTGTGGCAGCGTCAAGACCGCAGTATTGCAGATTCTGGTGTGCCATCAATGGGGCGCTGGTTCAATGAAAACAACTGAATCCATCGTTTTGTCACCGCCTCCGGCGTTAGTCGTTATTGACTGGCTACTAACTGGAGCGACTGAGCAGCAAATCAGAGAAGCACTAGCCGAGAAATACCCGGAATGCGACCCAACTAACGTCATGCTTGAAGTCCAAACTCACCTGCAAGCAGCCGGCCGACCCAATACGGACGCAGTAAAAGGCTGGGCATTGATGGCTTATCGCAAAATATACCAACAAATGCTACAAATCGGAGATTACTCGGGTGCCCTCAAAGCCGTAAAAGAAATTACCAACCTTGTATGACGTACATTAGCGCGGCCGAATTAGCAAGAAGGCTAGAAGTAAGCAGAGAGGCGGTTAGTCAAGCAATCAAAAACGGAAGAATCAAAAGCTACCGAAAAAATGGCAGATCAATTCAATGCCATGCCGTCAAAGCAGCAGCCGAGTTCAATAACGAAGTTTTGCCAGTCGATTCAACGCCAAAAGCAATTAAAACACCAGCAGCAACAACAAATCAACAAGTAACTAGTCTGCTCTGCTGGGGTAGCGAGCAATCGGACAGCCCAACAGCTCCAGCAAAGTCTGAAGAGGAGGAGTCGCAGTTCTCAAGCGAACTGCAGCAATATATCCAAGGCTTGCCAGAGGATGCAATCCCTGAACCCAGCGTTAGTCGATCGCGGCGAGAGTATTACCAAGCCGAGCTAGCCAAGGTGCAGGCCCTGCAAGCCCGCCAAGAAGTCGGCTCGATCGCCGACATGAAGCGCGAGGCGTTCGCCCTGGCTAAGTCTGTGCGAGAGGGGATGCTGGCGATTGTGCCGAGGATCAGCGCCGACCTAGCAGCGCTGGCCGATCCGTTCGAGATCGAGCAGCGGCTGGAAGCTGAGGTGCTGACGGCGCTGCGGGTGCTGGCCGATGGCTGACGCGGCGGTGATCTACCGGCAGGCGTTCTGTGATGGCCTGCGACCGGAGCGACTGGGGACGGTGGACGAGTGGGCCGATGCCTACCGGGTGCTAGGTGGGATCGGCTGCCCGGAACCGGGGCCATGGCGGACGGACCGGACGCCATACCTGCGGGAACCGATGCGCGAGCTGAGCGCCAGCAGCCGCACCAGGCGGGTGGTGCTGATGTTCGGCAGCCAGCTGGGGAAGACTGAGGCGGGGCTGAACTGGCTGGGGTATGTGATCCACTGGCGGCCGGCCCCGACGTTGTTGGTACAGCCAACGATCGAGATGGCCAAGCGGCTGAATCGCCAGCGACTGGAGCCGTTCATCAGGGATACGCCGGTGATCGCTGAGCGGATCCCCCCGCCGCGGTCGCGAGACAGCGGCAACACGGCGTTTCTGAAGCTGTTCCCCGGCGGGCTGTTCGTGCTGACCGGTGCGAACAGCGGCAGCGCTGCGCAGTCGATGCCGGCGGCAAACCTGTTCGCGGATGAGGTGAGCAGCTACCCGGTGGAGGTGGATGACAAGGGCGACCCGCTCGAGAACTTCGAGGCCCGTACTGCGAACTTCCCGAGGGGCAAGACGTTGATCACCAGTACGCCTGGCGATGCTGAGGCATGCCGGGTTACGAAGGAGTTCGAAGCGCGATCAGATCAGCGGCGGTACCACGTGCCGTGCCCGGCATGTGGTGAGCGGCAACGGCTGGTGTGGCCTCAGTTCAAGTGGAATCGGCCCGATGGTGAGGTGCTCTACGAGTGCGTCCACTGTGGCGAGCGATTCGAGGAAAGGCACAAGGCCCGGTTCCTGCCGGGTGGGATCTGGATCCCTAGCGCTGCAGGTGATGGCATGACGGCAGGATTCCACCTGCCGGGATGGTATGCACCACTGGGCTGGATCAGCTGGGGCGAGATCCGGGATCAGTTCGTCAGGGCACAGAACGATCGGCTGCTGCTGAAGGGGTGGATCAACAAGCGGGCCGCCGAGGCATGGCGCGATGCGATCGAGAACGCGTTCAATGCCGAGGGCTTGACGAAGCGCAGGCAGGACACGGCAGCCGGCAACGGCTACCCGGTGGGCAGCGTGCCCGATGGGGTGCTGGTGATCACCGCTGGAGTTGATGTGCAGGGCGGCGGCGGATCGGTTGGCGAGCGGCTGGTGGTCACGGCCTGGGGCTGGGGCCGCGGTGAGGAAGGTTGGCACCTGGGGCACTGGGAGATCCACGGCGACCCGCAGGCGGACGAGGTGTGGGATCAGCTGGACAGGATCAGTGAGACCCGTTGGCGGCGGGATGATGGCCGAGAGCTGGTGATCGCGCAGGGTGCCATTGATGATGGGGGCCTGGCAACCCATCGGGTGAGGGATTACTGCCGAACACGGCAGAGGTGGATCCCAGTCAAGGGCAGCAGCCAGCGGGGCAAGGCCATCTTGGGCAAGGGCACAGCGGTAGACGTGAACCGGAAGAACCAGCCGATGCGCAAGCGGGCGGTGCTGCTGTATCCGATCGGGACTGATACCAGCATCGCCCAGCTGCAGGGCCGACTACGGAATGACGTACCGGGGCCGGGGTACCTGCACCTAGGGGAGGCGGCAACGGATCAGTTCGTAGCGGAACTGTTCCCGTGGAAGCGCAAAGCGCGAATGGTGAAGGGCTTCACCCAGTACGACTGGACCCTGCCGCAAGGTGAGCACGACGAAGGGGGCGACTGCACGAGGTACGCCTACGCTGCGCTGCTGCTGTTCGCCAGGTCAAGGAATCCAGCCACGATGTGGGACCAGCTGGAGGCGCAGCTAGCCCCCGACAACCGGCCGGCAACTGCCGAGGGTACCAGGTTTGCGGCGAGTGGCCGGTTCTCCTGAGTATGCTGAGAGCATGGCAGGAATCGATCTCACCACCGCTACCGCGCGCCTTCAGCTCTACCTAGACGCTGAGGCGGCAATCCTAGCGAAGCAGGAATATGTCATCGCAGGCCGTAAGCTACGGCTGGCCGACTTGGCAGAGGTCCAGGCCGGCATCGATCTATGGAACCGCCGGGTTAAGGAATTGTCTGCCAGCAACAGCGGCCGTGGTCGGTCGCTGACTCTCAGTCCGAGGTGGTGACAATGGGCAAGCGTCGCAAGCCAGCAAAAAAGCAGCCCTTGCCTGCTGAGGTTAACCGCCTGGCTATGGGGGAATCGATGGCGCTGGGGTTTGGTGGCATGACAGGCGCCAGCCAGATGGCGCAATCGCCGCGGTTTGCGCTGTGGCGTCCGCAGTCGCTAGATGCCGATGGCGTCGCACAGTACGAGCTAGCCGATCTTCGGGCTTTTTCTGGCGACCTAGAGCGCACAGCACCGGTAGCGACTGGAGCGATTGCTACTCGCGTTTCTCACATTGTCGGAACCGGCCTAAGCCTCCAAAGCCGGATCGATGCGGAGGAACTGGGGCTGAGCGATGAAGAGGCTAGCGCCTGGCAATCGTTCACAGAACGACGGTTTGCGATGTGGGCCAGTTCGCCGTATGCCGATGCGCACGGAGAGCTAGATTTCTATGAACAGCAAGAACTAGCGCTAAGAAGCCATGACGTGTCTGGTGATTCGTTCATATTGCTTAGCAGCAAATCGCGTGATGGCTGGCCGTTTAGACTTGCAACGCAAATCATAGAAGCGCATCGGGTCAGCAATCCTGACAATCGATCCAATACCAGTACGCTAGTTGATGGCGTAGAACGAGCCGAAGACGGCGAGCCGGTGCGGATTCACGTTTCCCGATACCATCCGGGCAGGATTATCTCAGGCCCGTCTAACAAGTGGACGACTGTAGAGATTCGAGGCGAATCAGGTCGGCGTAACGTGCTGCACCTGAAAAAACAAAAACGGCCAGGGCAGACAAGGGGAACGCCAATCCTCGCGCCAATCATTGCCACAATCAAACAGCTTACGCGATACTCTGACGCAGAAGTAGACGCGGCAGTAAATAGCGCAGCAATGGCGCTATTCTTGACCATGGATGCTGAAGCGTTCAACGATATTCTTACCGATGATGAACGTAAAAAAGTAATTGCCTCCGCCAGCCAATGGGATGGCGCAATTGACAGCGGAAAGGCTATCAACTTAATGCCAGGCGAAAGCATCAGCAGCCCCACCCCAGGCAGACCAAACCCCAACTTCGATCCCTTTTTTGGGGCCATGCTGAATATCTGCAGCATGGGTTTAAACATGCCAAAGGAGGTGTTAGCCAAAGCCTTCAACGCTTCCTATTCTGCTAGCCGTGCAGCATTGATGGACGCATGGCGCACATGGAAGATTGAGCGTGCATGGCTAGCGCGTCGCATGTGCCAGCCGATCTATGAAGAGTGGCTAGCTGACGCTGTAGCACTGGGGATTATCCAGGCGCCTGGCTTCTTCTCTGATCCTTTCATCCGTGCGGCCTGGTGCGGTGCTACCTGGTGTGGCGATGGTCCCGGCGCTCTCGATCCGATGAAAGAGGCCATGGCGGCAGGCAAGCGCATTGAACTAGGTCAGACCACCCTGGCAGAGGAGATCGTGGCCTATGACGGTGGCGATTGGGAGCAGAAGCACCGCCAGCGAGCGCGAGAGGTTGGTGATCGCGTGCGTGATGGCTTGCAGGCTCCGATCGGTGCAGCGCCTGACGCAGCACCTGTTCCCCCTCCGGCTGATGCTGCCACAGCTCAACAGCTGCCACTGCCGCTAGGAGCTGCGCCTCCCGATTCAGCCGCCGCGGTTCCATTGCCGACTGTTGCTACCCTGACGCCATGAGCATTCTTGACGTTCTCAATTCACCGTGGGCGATCGTGCCCAATCGACTGGAAGAGATCCAGGCGATCTACGCTGCCAGGGTCCGTGGTGACGAGCTGGACATTCCAGCGATCGAGGCACGTATAGGCCGGCCGTTGGCCAACGAGTCAGAACCCTATGAGGTGCGTAATGGAACCGCGTTGATTCCATTGCGGGGCGTGCTGGGACAGCGCATGAACCTAATGGCCAACATGAGCGGCGGCACTTCGACCGAGCTGTTCGCCCG